TACAGAAAAAATAAAACTGGAAAATGTGTTAAATTAAAATAGAGTAAAAAAATATAAAATTAAATATATAATGAGTATCAAAAAAATATATTGTAATGGAGGTAATAATGTTGCATTTTATATAGAAGAAGGGACCAAAAAAGGAGAGACCAAAAAAGGAGAGACCAAAGATCCCGACCCTAAATTTAAAAATTTTATCCCTGATTCTATTTTTTTAGAATATGGTGATCGTAAAGTTATATCGTTAAATGTTACAGATGTTGGGTTCTATGATAAAATTAGCGATAAAGTTAGTGGCGATAACGATATAATTTTTTTTCAAAGAAGTAACGGTTTTTTTAAATTTGACGAACTAGAAGAACTAAAATCAAAAAAGGATTATTTTGTATGTATTGACAATCGTGTAGGCGTTATATCTAATATAAAATTTGATTTTACTATTTTAGACAGTAATGTTTTTGATTCTAAATTACTTCTTGTAAAAGCAGATGGTAAAAATTATTTAACATTTATGATACCACCAAATAATCCGGGATTACTAAAAAAAGAATTACATAAATTATTAACTAGTGATCTACCAATATTATGTATAGGGAATATTGGTTTTTCTGGAAAAAAAGAAGAAATTCAAGAAAGTTTTAAAACTAGTACTCGTTATGTTCCAAAAGAAATAAAAACTTATGAATATACAGATTTATTACCACCGGTAGACCATTACAATACAATTCCTAAAATTTTAAAATCAATAAAGACACAAAATTCTTTTGATCCAAACAAATATTATGAAACATATCTTTTAAACCACAATAATTTAGTTTCTTATATGGTTCCCATTGTTGACCTTTCAAAAAAAAACCTGGGCGAAGCAATTAAAAAGTTTGAAATGGCAAAGATTATTAACTTATTTAGTCAACAATCTTCCAATATAAGTGATTTCTTTAAAATTTTTGTAAAGATCGATATCAAACGTGATATTTCCAAAATTCCATTAATGAAGGATTATATGAAAAAAATATATCAATTTAAAATAAATTTAAAAGAAAATGTAGTTAAACTTTCTGAATTGTTTGGTCAAATAATAAATGAAAACGAGGGGGATTATGAAGTAAAATTAAAAAAAGATAGATTAAAACATTTTGATTCTAAAATTGGTGAGTTTAACCGTGATTTAGAAGAAAAAATAGATATCAACGAATATAACAAAAAAATAAAACAAATAGATTCTTCTACAGATGAAAATAATGTTAACGACTTTGAAGAAGAGAAGAAGTCTGATATTGTTAATCGTCTTTCTGATTTTGTTAAAAATTTAAAGGGAAAAAAACCGACGACTATGTGGTCGATGCAAACGGGTGCTCAGCAATATGGATTCTAATGCATCTAAACTTACGAAAGAGGTCAGCGGCGCGTAGACAGAGAATCAAACCTCCACGACTCAGTTACTCAATAAGTCCCAGAGGAATAATACTTTAGCGCAGAGACAAAGCACCTAATACCTCCCAAATTATAGTAAATAAAACCGATTTATTGTGTTATCTGACTAGATATAAAAAAAAAATAATTTATATGATCAAATTATTAACAAATAATCATATGAATTCTTGTTTAACTATAATGAATATTCCTTACAAAAGGAATCGTTCGTATATTATTTTAAATGATTATAAATCATTAAAATTAAATGAATTTAAACAACAACTTAGTTATTCACATGCGATTCAATTTATAAATGATTTGGTATTTCAAATAAAATGTATACAAAAAACAGATTTTTGTTTAATCTCTCAAGACATTGTTTATACAAATAATACATTTTTAATAATAAAGTTTGATAGAGATGATGTAGAAATAAATGGAATTTATAGAAATATAGCATATTTAACATTAGAAAGTATGGGTTGTACATTAAAAGATTTAGAAAATACAAAATTATATTATACATTAGAAAGGTGTATTCAATATAATAAATTTATATATGTTTAATTTATATGTCGATTGCTACAATGAAAAGAAAGTCAAAGGTATTAAATGGAAATATATCAAGTGGAGGTCATTTTTCTTTATCAGGAGTGTCACAAAGAACATCAAGAGTCCAATGTAATGTTTTTAAAAAAATGGTAAAATACGATTATAATAATGAATATATAAATGAAAAAAAATTAAAGTCAATTGATTGTCCAACCACAACAATATCTGATGATGTATGTAAAACCGCAACAAAAAATATAGGAGGTCGTATGATTCAGATTGGAACGATTCATAAAGATATGAATTCTGTAAAAAATGAGGCGGGAGAATATACAAAAACAACACTTCTCAAAAATAATTGTTTACCTACTCCTGACTGTATGAAACCATTTCCCATTGCCATAAATAAAGGAGTTGGTTGTTATGAGAGATATGAAACACCTCAGGATGCGATTGATGCAGGTTTATTGCCATCCAATTGGGGTAATTGTTAATTATTGTTGTAAAATGCGCGTACCTAATGTAACATGACGAATATTATAATTACAAGGTTTTATAATTTTAATGGTATCTTCATCTTCAGAATATACCATTTTTTTTATTCCCACTTCTTTTATTGCTTCAAGGCAATCTATACACGGACCAGATGATCCAAACATTCCTTCTTTTCTTAATCGGACAATATAAATGGTTGCCTTATGAAATATCATTTTTACCTTTTTTTCCTTGAACCCATTGCCGATTTTTAGATCTTACCCCGTGTCGCCGAGTGATTTCGCGAATTGCACTAATCTCGGCGTGACAAGTGCACTTATCGTTTATCAGTCCATCACATGAATTTGACCTCCTATGATTATACCCCCTACCAATAATCTTTCCACCCGATACGATAACACATCCATGCCTATGTTGAATATCAGATTTGTCTGCTTCGTTCGAAGCCATAGAAAGAAAACGTTGTTCGCGGTTAGTAATAGAGTTCATAGTTATCATAATCAATAATAAATTTTTTACTTCAATTTATTCAAAAATGTATTCAAAAAAATTTTCTATAAACCTATTATTTTTAAACAATAAAAAATAATAATAAAGAATGAATAAAATTGTTTTTTTGATATATGGATTTATATTGTTATAATTATGTTCAATATAGGGTTCTTTTAGAAGAATCATAACTTCTTTTTCAATTTGATGACAATTATTATCAAACGTCCAATTAAAAAACCCAAATTCCCCAATATTCTTTATTAATTCATCTATAAATTCACCTAAATTTTTATCATCAAATTTATATTTATTAATTTTATCATTTTTTCTTATATTATTTCCTTTTTTTAATATTGTCTTGTGTAGTTTATTTAAAGTAATATAATGAAGTTCATCATTTTTATACAATTCAAATATTATTTTTGGATGAAAACTACTCTTGTCTTCAAAAAATAAAACATATTTTATAAAAAAAATATAAATATTAGGAAATTTCCTATTGTTTATATATATATTTTGTATTTTGCTATCTTTGAATTCGTCTAATATATTTTTACTTTTTTCGTCAAATGAAAAATACTCAGGAATTGTATGAAATTGACCACATATTAATACACTTACTGTAATAATGACAATTATTGTAAAAACAAAAAATATATATAATATTAAAAAGTATTCCAACATATAGAGTACTAATAGAAAAGTATAATATAATATTTGCGTATTGCCGATCTTCTGAGTTGTTTCATTAAAAAATTGATGCAAACGGTTCTTAAAATTATAGTATAACAATGAATACACTTAAAGAGCAAGTAAGATTCAAATTATTCAGAGAATCGGACAAGAATGTTTATATAAATGGATATAATACATTTGAAGAAATAGAAAAATGTGTGAAAGACACATTAGAAGAGAAATTTAGTAACGTAGAACTTACACGTGATGAGTGTAAAGAATTTATACAAAACGACTTTGATTTCTTTGACGAAATGGTTGAAGAAATCAATTTTCATGTGGACGATGATGAAATCAAACATGTATATACACTAAGCAAGGTTGTGAATTTATGGCAATTCATAATAGCATTACAAGAGACTCAATATGTAATAGAAATTTTATATGATACATATAGAGATGATGCTACAATAGAAGCAACTAGTGAAAGTGAAGATGATTAACCAACTAATTATAAGTAATTCATTTTTTATATTCAAATAAAAAATTAATTTTTTTAAGTCCACGACGGGATTTGAACCCGCAACCTTGTGATTAGAAGTCACACGCGCTATCCATTGCGCCACGAGGACAATGACGCTCCAACTAGGGATCGAACCTAGGGCCTCGCGATTAACAGTCGCACGCTCTAACCATCTGAGCTATTGGAGCATACTATTAGTATGGGTTTCTTTTTAAGTATTTTATATTAATAATTAATATTTATAAATCTTTGATAATTATAAATCTTTGATAATTATAAATCTTTGATAATTATAAATCTTTGATATTTATAAATCTTTGATATTTATAAATCTTTGATAATTATAAATCTTTGATAATTGATTTGGCAGTGTAATAACGAAATAGATTGACGGTTTGATACATATCTAGAACATCGGGGCAAATAAATATTCCTTCGTCATTTAGAAAGTCACATAGACTCTTATGTGTCCATAAATAAAGTTCATTATCGTTACGAATGAATTCTTTACATTCTCCAATACTAAATTTATTATAACTAGCGAGATACTGATCATATAAATATTTTTCATGGGTTGAATATTCTTTTAGTCGACATTCTACATTCTTTTGAATACCATTGATCATCTCCATCTTTTCTTTCATTTTGTAATCCATTTTACAATTATATTTAAGATATTAACATATCAATTTTTTATAAAATAACAAAGTATAATATATAATGTTCATTGCTGGGTTTCGTGATGATGATGAAATTAATGCGGCGAATGCACGTGAAGACCTTATAAAGGCTGTTCAGAATCAACCTATAACTGGTAATCCTACTGCAACTGATGATAATCTAAGAAATATCAACGAATGGGATGTATCGCACGTAACAGATATGCAGAGTATGTTTGAAGGTTCGCAATTTAATCACCCCATTAATAATTGGAATGTAAGAAATGTAACAAATATGGATAGTATGTTTATGGATTCACAATTTAATCACCCACTTGATAGTTGGCGTGTAAACAATGTAACACATATGGGTGGTATGTTTGACGGTTCACAATTTAACCACCCGCTTAATAATTGGGATGTAAGAAATGTAACAAATATGGTGGGTATGTTTAGTCGTTCACAATATAACCACCCACTTGATAGTTGGCGTGTAAACAATGTAACACACATGGGTGGTATGTTTATGGGTTCACAATATAACCACCCACTTCATAGTTGGCGTGTAAACAATGTAACACATATGGGTGGTATGTTTGAAGGTTCGCAATTTAATCACCCCATTAATAATTGGAATGTAAGAAATGTAACAAATATGAGTGAGATGTTTGACAGTTCACAATTTAACCAACCGCTTCATAGTTGGAATGTAGACAATGTAAGAGATATGAGTTACATGTTTATGGATTCACAATTTAACCACCCGCTTGATGCTTGGAACATAACGAATGTAATAGAAATGCCTGG